CGCTGCTGAAACGGTAGGTAAAACCAAAGCCGATTTTGTCGCCTTCGTCAACTGGTATCCGTTGGCTTTCTACCTTGTTAGGGTTTGGGTAAGCCGGATATGTCATTACTAAATAACGGTCTGTTTCCCTTTCGTATGCGTCAAACTCACGAATCACATAAGCGTCCCCATCGGTTGCCGCTGTTGGGTCTGTTGGCGGTGTGGTTTGTTTCAGGAAATCCCAGCATGATAAAGCATATTTTTTGCGGGTGCTGTCAATATCTTCTACGTAGTCGCCACGGATAAATGTTTTATTGCAAGGTATTTCCTGAAAATTATGATAGTTGTATACGTGCTTCACCTCCTTGTGAGCCGATAAAAGCGATAACTCAGCATCTTCATTCATCCATGCCAATGAGTACAGCAGGCTATTGCTGCCAATTTCTTTTTTATACAGTTCAAAGTATGATGCCTCAACTGTGCTGCCATCATAGGCGAAGGTTACACTGACCGGATTGTGATTGTCGTACTCATCAACCCTTTTAATATACCAGCGGTTCTTTTCCTGTGATAAGTAGCTGTTTTCTCCTAAAATCTTCTCCAGCACCGTGTAACAGTCGTCAAACTCCCCGATATTAGTTTCAAAGGTCAGGGCGTGCAGGAAGCAAAAGTTATACATATGCCCGGACGGTGCGTGCGGTGCGGTTGATTCCATGATGTTCATTTCAACCTCAATCGGTAACTGTAATCCGGTTCCATAAAGACACGCCGCTATGTATTCAATTATTTTATTTTCGTCCGTAAACTGCTCGCCGCTGATGTCTGTCAGGTCAATATCTTTCAGGAACCCAAGACCGTCCGTTGCAGTCAGTACAAGTACATTAGGATGTGGCTGAAACCTTTGCCGCAGGTCAGACACGGAAAGCCATCCGGTGAACATGATGTCCGTTTCCGTCCCGATGGCTATTTCAACTTTAAACTGATTATCCGTACCGCCTTTGAAATTCAGGATAGAAAAGTCATCCGATGTGTGCGCCTGGATTTCCATTTGCTTTGAGCGGATCGGCGTGTACTTGTCCTCATCATTATCTACCACCCTTTGAACGGTTGGGATAGCTGATAACTCAAAATCAACCGTAGTGATCTCGGTCATGTCAATCGTATCGCTGCCGTCTGTCCGCTGCACGTAAACGATAAACTGCCTGTCTGCCGTGTTTGGCAGTTCAAAGACGACCGGAGAAGTGGGGGCAACGGGGCCATAGTTTGCCCACGAGACGCCGCCATCATTTGTATATGAGAAAACGAGTGCCGTTGCCGTTGCCGGCAGCCCGCTGAATGTAAATGTATATTCGGTATTACCGCCGCCTACTGCGACCTCAGTATAGGCCATGTCATACAGTTGGGTGGCATCTGTGATCAGTACATACACATCCTGCTCATTCGGGCTATTGTCCGTATAGTCAACCTGTGTATTACTGAATATGCCTCTGTATCTAACCACGTCCTAAACGATTTTGCGCCCGATTAGTCCGGGCATAAGCTAAAATGATGTTCTGGCCTCTGACTATCTGCCGTCCTCCGGATGATGAACCGCCGCCGCTGTATGACATGGCAGCAATTTGCCTTTGGTTCATAATAGAACCACTGTTTGAAGGAACGAACAATTCAGGCCCGTTTTCACCGACTAAGTACGATTTGCCGAATGATACAGGCCCTCCGCCAGCCCTTGCGCCTCCAAACCCTAACAAGCTGCTGAATATTGACCCGAATCCCTTCGCTCCACCCAACCCGCCGGGAAAAATTGCGGACAATGCAGCGGCTAATAAAGCGGTTTGAACGAGTTTAGAAATTACCTGAACAAGTACCTGCTTTACACCTTCGCCAAATGCCTGAAACGCGTTCTCGCCACGGCCAATTGCATTAATTAAATTATCAAATGCCGGTGCAAGTGTGTTAGTTATTAATTCGGCTGATTCAGCAAGTTTAAGCTGTTCCTCATTAAGACCTTCAAACATTTTAAAGCTGAAAGTTTTGGGTGGCTTAAACTCCCTGACTGCCTTCATTAATCCAAAATCAATAGGCTCTGTCTGTTTAAAATACTTCTCTACCTCATGCCCAAACATTTGCGAGAAAGTCAACCCCTGCTGTTTGGCTTCTTCAGGTGGTATAAGTTCAGGTGCGATAAAGTCGAACTTAACCGACTTGTCAAACATATACTTGGTAAGGTCTGCAATCTGCTTATCACTTACTCCCTGATTGAAGTCAATAATAACGCTCTTCGGTTTTACCTCAATCTTATCCGCATTAACCTTTACGCCAGTAGTTGTAAGCGGTTTTAATTTTAGCCCATCTTCAATAGCTTTAGATAAGCCACTACGTGAAGCTGTTGAAATTTCATCAAGTTTAGAAAGTATCTTACCTTGCTCAAATAAAGCATCGTTTGCCTCATTAAGTTTTTCAGTCAGTCTTGTATATTCCTTATTTGTTTCTGTGACATAATTACCACCACCAGCACTACCCCTTAACTCACGTATTTGCTTTGGTGTTCTTGAAAGTTCAGCGTTTAATTTCTCTACATCATCACTAAGTTGATTGTACTTCTGACCTGCCTTGGAAGTTTCTACAGCCGTTTTTGCAATGTCAGACGAAAACTCTTTTACAATAGCCGCAGAAATTAGCGCTTTAGAATATTCATCAACCCTTGCCGTGAGTGTAGCAAGTGAAGCCGTTTCCAGTGTAAGATCACCGAAATAGTTTTTATTAATCTCTTTAAGCTGATTCAGGGCATTATTTCGCTCATTGTAGCTTTTAGTTTGATCCCTTACTGCATTTGCGAGAATAGATACCCTTGCCCTTTCATCTACTGTTGAGGCTGCACCTGCCGCAGATACTTCAGCGGCTGATCGTGATACCTCTTTAATTACCTTGTTTAGCCTTTCGTACTCTTCATTGGCTTCCTTTGTTTTCTTACCTGCACCGAATATCTTATCGCCGAATACTACAAGTAAAGAAGAAACAACGCCAATTGCCAAACCAAGACCAGCCCCGCCGGTTAATTCTTTGCCCAATGCCTTTAAAGCCCCGCCGGTTGTTCCGGTGGAGGTCTTTAATCTTTGGAATGATTCTAAAAGTGGGTTAATGTTATTGGCAATACCAATAAACCCGTAAGGAGCATCCTGTGCGACACGGGAAAGGTTTATTAATGACTGTCCGGCTTCGTTTGAGCCGGGAGTAAGTTTTTTTAATGCCTGAGTGGTATTATTGATAGAAGCCGGTAATTTGTTTATAGTCGCCCCTGCCTTAACGGTTGCCGCCTCCACCTTTTGAAGCCCTTGCAGCGCACCGCTTACCTCCGCACTTATGACTATATCAATTCCGTTTGCCATCTATTTTAAGTTTTCTCAGTGCATCGTGTTCCCGTTTCTTTTTCAGCAATTCCCGGATCTGTTCCGGGGTCAGTTCCTTATTGTCATCCTCATCGAGCGGCCAACTGCTCATAACATACCGCAGCCCCTGGCCTTTGCCGACAAGTGCCTCCACTATCAAAGCTGTTTGGTGCCTCGCTAAATACTGCTGCTGCTTTACACGGTTATAGTAACCTTTGCGGATTAGCAGGTATTCAGAAAATTCCAGACGGTAGAAATCGCCCGGAGTTAACCCAATTTCACCAAATGCCTCTACCCTTATTTCGTCCCAACTGAGGGGCTTTACTGTTGGGCTGTGTCTTCCCCCGTTTCGGCAGGGAATTGAACGTCCTGATACTTTTTGATAAGGTCAGCGGCATCGGATTCGCTCATTGTTCCGATCATGTCCTCCGCTTCGTCAACCGTTATCAATGGCAGTTTGTTTACCTTGTTGAAGGCATTAACCCCGGCAAAAACCAGGGCCGTACAAAACTGAAATTGTTTTGCAGGGTCGCTCATGGCCTCCGCTGTCAGTGCGAGCGGATCACCTTTGAAAAACTCCCCTGCGAATTTCAGGTAGTACATTACCCCGAAATCAAGTGTAAACTCTTTGCCTCCGAATGTGTGTTTGATCTGTTTCATATCTGTGTGTTTTAGCTTGTTGCTACTGTGTCAATATCACCGTCAATATCAATAGTGAAGGTGAATTTAGAAGTCTGCCCGGAAGCGTTCTGGTTGCCGAGTGCGGAAATCCATCCGTAACCGCCGTGATAGTTGCTGTCATCCGCATTAGTCAGATGCCAGTACTTTTTTGTTTTGGCGGCATAAAGTGTCTTGAAGTCCTCGTAAGAGGCCTCGTCTGCATCCGGGACCATGTCCACAACCGCCGTACCTGTGAAAGTATTGTTACTGTTGCCGATACCTTTCAGGATGCCGCAGTGAGTTTCATCACTGTTGATAGTTGCTGAACCGGAAAAATCGGCCTGAGAAAGACACACGGCACTTTTGCGGGTGCCCGCCGGTGTGTCGCTGTACTGGATGAACATAGTTGATGCCAGTAAAGTAGTAGGGTCTGCCATTGTATTAAGTTTGATTTATTAAAAATTCGTACCTGTCTATTCTTGTCATGTACTTCGTGTCGCCGTCTATATCTGGGATCGTGTTACTGCTTTGCAAGGAAATGTCTGTTACCTGATGGTTTGCCGTTGTTGTTATCCCGAAACTATTAGGCGTAGGCATCAGCAGTTCGGATATTTCTCCAGCAATCTGATTAACCTCAATGCTGTTCACGGTTGTTTCAAACCGCTTCACCACTTCCACCGCAATCACGAATGAACTAAAGAACGCTGAATGATTCTTTGGCGAACCGCTCCCGCTCTCAGGCCGGATAATCACGTAAGGATCGGACGGTGTTTCAGTCGCCTGATGTATAAACACATCCGCAGATATGCCGCTAATCAGGTCGTAAACCGCCTCTGTTAAATCCTGTGAGTAATCCTTATATCCCATTCATGATAACTTTTATTCGTTCAAACAACTGGTTTCTGACTGGTGTCACCTGCATATAAAAAAACGGTTTCGGGGTTATTCCGTAGCGGTAAATTGAGCGGGCAATCAGAAAAGCAATCTGCTGCGTTCGCTTTTCCTCTGACTGATTGAACTTGCTCCGTCTTTGGGTTTTCACTGAGTAAGTAGCGGTCAGCCCTTTGCGCTTCACCCATTGGTATATCGCATCGTACAATTTGCCGCCGTTACCCTTGAAGCCCTTAAACCTCGCCGCCACATCTTCGAATCCTGCCGGTACTCTGGCCTTGCCCTTTGTCCCAAACTCCACAAATGCCCCGTAGGTAGCACCTACGGCCACCGTCCAATTAAACGGGCTATTCTGCTGCGCTGTAATGCTGTTAATCAAATGGTTCCCTGATCCTGACAAACCATTAGCAACTGCCTGCCTTTGCGCATCATCCCGGAACTTAAAAGCAGCGTCGCCTATTTCCCCGCTTACCTCTGCCTGTACCGTTTTCTTTGCGGTTTCCAGCCGTTTCAAATAACTGTCCAATCCTATTACATTAGCCTTCAGCACGTATCAACCAATTAAATCGTTTTTCGTTTATCCGTTCAATACTCGTAATGCCGTACAATTTCCCGAAATACTTAATCTTCCATTTGGTATTCAGTACCCAGTCTGTCCGGTATCTTATCTTGAACGTTTTTTGATTGCCAAGGGTGTTATGACCATGATCAGAACCAAGCGACCCGCCGCCGTCTTTCACTTCCGCAAAAGTTCGGAAACGCAAAGCCTCAGTTTCAGTATTGTTGCCGGTCACATCCTTTGCAACCGTGTACTGATACAGCTTTATTAGCTTAAAAGTTCCTATCCCAGCCATGTACCTGCCTCTTTAAATGGTGATGCCAAATTAATAGCCTGTGCGCAAAGTGCCGCAGTAACCTCATCGCCTCTGTTTGTGTACCGATAAGCGATTTCCTTCATCATTGCCTCTTTCAGCCCTTTTGGCAGAACGGCGTACCCGCACACGTACTCAATCACTATATCATCCTGCACCGGCGTTTTCAGCTTTGACAGGTTTATAGTGGTTGTGTAGGTCAGTGCCGTCCCGCTCGTGTCCTCCACGCTCAGTATCTCCGTAACAGGCCCGTAAGGGATAACGAAGTCCCCTGCCAGGTTACAGATTTCGATCTGATACGTTTTCGGGATAAATGACAGGCCGGTAAATGCTTCAAGCCGCTGACGTGCGCTCGTTATCAGGTCGCTGATTATTTCGTCGTCGTCGTCGTAATCGCTCGAAGGGCTTTCTATGTCATCAATGAAACCCTCAAGCCGCAGGTAGTCTTTTACCTCCTGTATGGTTACCGGTTCGGTTGACGTTGCCCCGCCGGTTGTGGTATAAACGATAATCAACTGCTCCCCTTCGTTAAATGACATTCCTGAATAAAACACCAGCTCCCCGGTAGTGTCATCATGGGTAAACTGCTTTGTTGCCGGCGTGCCGGTTACCTTTTCGTACGGTTCACCCTCACGGAATAACAGACTGATTATAGCCCCGATCATGCCCGGTATGGTTACTGAGTTTTCACCCGCTACCACATCGTAATAACCGGTTTGCAAACCGTTTTCAGCCGTTACGCTGCCGCCGTCTGCGATCAGCTTTTCATCTTTTAGAAGGTTATAGGTGTTCATCTATTGTCAGTTTAACTATGCTGCTATACTTGTTATCTCCGTCAATCTT